GAGGTGGAGCACAACGGGGGGCTATTGTATTTCCGGTACTGGCATTTGATGAATGATGATCTATTCCAGTCGTTGGAGTCGCTGCAGGCGGTGCGGGCTGGAGACGTATTGGGATATATCGGCAATTACGAGTTGGGGGCGGGCGGGGATCACCTACATTTTGATTGCGCGACGACGCTGTTTGGTCCGCATTGGTGGTTTACGAATCATTCGGAAATAGATTGGATCGATCCGGTGCCGGTGCTGATGGCGCATTTGGACGCGCGGGTGGTGGACAAAATGTTGGCGAAGGGGGCGGGGTAGGTAGTGGCCGAATCTGATTGGATCGCGTTACTGGATGAGTTGGACGAGGAGGCATGGCATTCGGGAGCAGAACCGGAGGTCAGCGATCGATTTGGGGAGGATCCTGTGGCGGGGTCTGAGGAATCGACGGGGTATCCGGTTCTGCTCCGGGGTGCCGATGCTGAGGCGTTCGTGGTGGATGGGGAGGAGGTGGCGCCGCCGCTGCCGGGGATGGAGGCGGCGCTGGATCCGCGGACGGAGGCGCAGTTGCGGAGCCAGCGGGCGCGTGAGGTGTTCGAGGCTCAGCACGAGGCCGGGCCGTGGATGGATGACTACTGGGATCTGCTGGAGGAGGGCTACACGTGGCGCCAGGCGGTCTATATGCTGTGGGAGGCGCAGCCTCCGGACCGACGGCGGCCGCGGTACCAGAACGAGTTGGCGACCCAGGTCCTGGGGCTGACGACGGACCGGGTGGTGAGCCAGTGGAAGGCAGAGAATCCGGCGATGGCGGCGCGGATTGCGCGGCTGACGGTGTCGGCGCTGGCGAAGGCGAGATCGCGGATTATCGCGGCGCTGATCGAGAGCGCGAGCGATCCGAATCCGCGGAGTCACTCGGATCGCAAAATGGCGCTGCAGATGACGGGCGATTATGTGGATACGCAGAATGTACAGGTAGGTCCGATCCAGGATTTGAGCCGGATGAGTACGGAGGATCTGGCGGCGATGGCGCAATTGCCGGAGACGGTGGCGGATGGTAACGGCGGCGATTGAACAGACGGACCGCGTGGGGGCGATGCGGCAGGAGCTGGCGCGGCGGGAGCTGGCGCGGCGGGATTTGATCGCGTTCGCGTGGTACACGTTCCGGGGATATCAGGCGGCGGCGGTGCATCGGCTGCTGGCGCAGTATCTGGAGGCGGTGGAGCGGTACGTGAGCACGGGCGGCCGGGAGGGGATCGGCCGCCTGATGGTGTTTATGCCACCGCGACACGGGAAGAGCGAGTTGGTGAGCAAGCGCTTTCCGGCGTGGTTTTTGGGGCGGAATCCGGACGCGCGGGTGATTTTGGCGAGCTGCACGGGCTCGCTGGCATACGATTTCAGTCGGAGCGTGCGGGGGATCGTGATGGATGATCCGTTCCAGGCGGTGTTCGGGATTCGGAGCGGGCAGGAGGAGCGGGTCGAGCTGTCGCGAGAGAGCCGGGCGGTGGATGCGTGGAACGTGGAGGGTCGGCGAGGCGGGCTGGTGGCGGCGGGCGTGGGGGGCTCGATCATCGGCAGGGGGGCTGATCTGGCGGTGATCGATGATCCGTTCAAGGACCGCAACGAGGCGGAGAGCAAGGCAACGCGGGACCGGATCGACGCGTGGTATCGGTCGACGCTGTACACGCGGCTGGAGGAGGCCGGGGCGGTGGTGTTGATGCACCAGCGGTGGCACAGCGACGACCTGGCCGGGCGGCTGATCCGGCGGATGCTGGATGGCGGGGATCAGTGGACGGTGTTGGCTCTCCCGGCGCTGGCGGAGGATTGGGCGCGTCCGCGGGAGGACGAGGAGGATTGGGAGCGCCAGGTGGTGGCGGCGTGCGAGAGCGGGTATTGGATCGGGCGGGATCCGCTGGGGCGGGCGCCGGGCGCGGCGCTATGGGCAGAGAAATACGATCTGGATGCGCTGGCGGCGATCCGGGATAACATCGGGGGATACGACTGGGACGCACTGTACCAGCAGCGGCCGCGGCGGCTGGAGGGGGCGCTGATCCGGGCGCATGAGATTCCGATTGTGGATCAGGCGCCGGAGGGGCTGCGGCAAGCGCGATATTGGGATCTGGCGGTGAGCGGGCGGGAGAGCGCGGATTACATCGCCGGGGCGCGGGTGGGACGGGCCTCGGACGGGCGGATGTACATTATAGATGTGGCGCGGTTTCCCGGGCCGTGGGCGGACGCGCGGCCGCGGATGGTGCAGGTGATGCGGCGGGATGGGGCGGGGGTGGAGCAGGGAATCGAGATCAGCGGACAGCAGGGTGGATATTTCCAGGAGCTGCAGCGGGACGAGGCATTGAGCGGCGTGCCGGTCCGTGGCGTGGATCCGCGGCATGTGGGCAACAAGGAAGTGCGTGCGAATGTGTGGGCCAGCCGGATTGAGGATGGGCTGGTGGCGATGGTGCGGGGGCCGTGGAACGACGCATTTGTGGCCGAGGCGGTGGCGTTCCCGCGCGGACAGCACGACGACCAGGTGGACGCGGTGAGCGGAGCGGTGCAGATGCTACCGTCGATGGTGAGTTTCGGCGACGTGCCGCAGGCGCCGGACATGCGGAGCCGATGGGATACGTTTGGGGAGATCCCGGGCACGGGATTCAGTGAGGCGGCGCGAGAGGTCCGGAGGATTTGATGGCGAGAATACCGTTGACCGAGGTCGGGCGGACGGGGCTGCTGCAATGGCAGGGACAGGTGAGCGAGGCATACACCTCGAAACTGCAATGGCCGTCGGCGTACGCCGTATACGACGAGATGCGTAGGCGGGATCCGACGATCCGGACGATGTGGAACGCGCTGGTGATGCTGGCGCGGACGGCGAGCTGGTATTTCGAGCCGGAGAGCGAGAGCGCGGAGGACCGGGAGGCTGCGGATTTCCTGGATAGCTGCCTGCACGATATGAGCCAGACACCGCAGGACGCGATCGAGGACGCGCTGACGTGCGTAATGTTTGGGTGGAGCTGGCTGGAGATCGTGTACAAGCGCAGAGATGAGGGCGGGATCGGATGGCGCAAGTGGGCGAATCGGCGGCAGAATTCGTTCCACGGGTGGACATTCGACGAGACGGGCGGGGTGCAGGGGATGGTGCAGCGCCCGGCGCCGGATTACCGCGAGATCGAGATCCCGATCCAGAAGAGCCTGCATTTCACATTCCAGCGGGATGGGGGGAATCCGGAGGGGCTGGCTCTGCTGGAATCACTGTATGAGGTGTGGTACTACCTGAAGAATCTCCAGATCATCAACGGGATCGGATGGCAGCGGACGTTCGTGGGGCTGCCGGTGTTCGAATTTGAGGAGAAGCCGAGCGCGGATGACAAATCGACGGTGACGAGCGTGGGCCAGGCGCTGAGCGTGGATGAGAAGCAGTATGTGAGCGTTCCGGCGGGGGTGAAATTCAGGCTGGAGAGCACGAGCAACGCGAATGCGGGATCGCTGCTGGATACGATCCAATATTATCGGCTGTTGATGATGCAGACGATGCTGGCGGATTTCATCAATCTGGGGACGGGGCAGACGGGGTCCTGGGCGCTGGGAAGCGATAAGAGCCAATTGTTTTTGATGGCGACGGACGGGACGCTGGATCGGATGGCGAACGTGGTGAATCGGTTTGGTGTGCCGCGGTTGTTGGCGTACAACAGGCAGATCGCGGGCCGGGCGCGGTTGACGCACACGCGGGTGGAGAAACCGGCGCTGGGGCAGTTGGGGAATTGGTTGCAGCAGGTGGCGGATTTGCTGACGTGGACGGCGGAGGATGAGAATTGGGTGCGGAAACGGACGGGGATGCCTGCACTATCGGGAGAGCGAAGAGCCCCCGATAAATCGGGGCGTCCGGGGGAAGAGGATGGATCCCCTCCCCCCGATAAATCGGGGCGTCCGATGGAGGAGGAGCTGGCGGAGTTTGCGGCGTATGAGGGGCGGGATGTGGATCGGGCGAGCGTGGAGGAGGGGTTGCTGGCCGGGGTGCGGGGGTTCCTGGACGGGCAGCTGGAGCGGGTGCGGGAGGCGGTGGAGAGCGGGCGGCGGCGGATCGGGGAGGATGACGGGTTTTGGGCGGAGGAGGAGGGGCGGTTCCGGGCGAGTTTCCTGGATCGATTGCTGAGCGCGGTGATGGCGCTGGTGGAGCTGGTGATCGACGACACGCAGGAGCAGGTGGGCGGCGGGGCGGATTGGGCGGGGACGAACGCGGAGGCGGCGGCCTGGGCGCGGGAATACGTGGGGGAGTTGATCACGCGGGTGACGGAGACGACGCGGGAGGCGGTCCGGCAGGCGACGGCGGCGTGGGTCGAGACGGGCGCGGAGCTCCCGGCGCTGGTGGAGGTGCTGGCGCCGACATTTGGGGAGCGGCGGGCGCAGTTGATCGCGGCGACGGAGGTGACACGGGCATTCGACGAGGCGAACGATCTGACGCGGCAGCGGTTGGGGCTGCCGCGGGCGATGAAAAAGGCTCCGGCGCATCCGGGCTGCCGGTGCGCGACGCGACCGGTGCTGCTGCCGAACGGAGAATGGGTGGTGGTGTGGTACACAGTGCGGGGCGATCGGGTATGCAAACAGCCGCTTGACACGCCGTGGGGCCGGGTGAACGGATGCCGGGAGCTGCACGGGATGGTGGTGAGCGAGAACTACGGCGGGCGGAAGCTGAGCCAGGTGCGGGCCGAGGTGCGGGGATGATCCAGGGGGTGGAGGCATTCCAGCGGGAGCTGAGGCGGCTGCGGGACGCGCTGGCAGGCGCGCCGGAGATGGCGATGGAGCGGCTGGCGACGACGGTGGAGCAGGTGCTGATGCTGCTGGCGACATACGCGGCGGAATATCCGGCGAAGCCAGGGGATTCGAGCTATCGGCGCACGGGGACGCTGGGGCGGCTGTGGACGCAGGGGCGGCCGCGGATTGTGATGAGCGGGCACGTATTGGATGCGCGGATCGAGAATGCCACGCCATACGGGCCGTACGTGCAGGATCCGGAGCGGCAGGCACGGATGCACCGGGGCCTGTGGCAGACGACGGATGACGTGGTGGAGCAGCACGCGCGGGAGATCGATCCGCTGTTGGCGAGCGCGGGATATGAGATTGTGGAGGGTATTGCCAATGCCGTATGAGAGTTGGGATGAGGTAAATGAGGCGATTCGGGGGATCGAGCCGCGGGTGACGTTGGCGCAGGCGAATTTGATCGCGGAGTGGGCCGACGGGATGGATGCGGACGAGGTGGACAACGTCTGGGCGGCGGCGATCGCGCGGTTCAAGGAGCTGTACGAGGTGCAGGATGGCCAGTGGGTGAAGCGAGAGGAGGCCGAAGCGGCGGAGTTCATGTTCGCGGAGCTGGGCGAGGGCAGGCCGGTGGAGGTACTGCGGGTCGGGGAGTTCATTGCGCGGGATGGGCGCGAGGTTGCGGTGACGGACGAGGACCTGGACGCGTTTGTGGCGAATTTCGAGGCGAACGCGGCGGGGCAGGACGTGCCGGTGGATGTGGATCATCAGCGGGGCGAGGCGGCGGGATGGGTGACGAGGGTGTGGCGCGATGGTGAGCGGTTGCTGGCGACGGTCGATTGGAACGATCTTGGCCAGCAGTTGGTAGGCGATCGGGTGTATCGGTATCTGAGCGCGTCGCTGAATGTGGCCAAGAAGATGATTCGGAGTATCAGCTTGGTGAATTTTCCGGCGGTGAAGGGACTGGCGCCGGTGGAATTGAGCGAGGGAGTGTACGGCTGGGCGGAGGCTGGGTTGGTGGATCGGATCGTGCGGGCGATCAGGGAGGTGTTTTCAGGACAAGGCGAGGGGACACGGGGACACGGAGACCAGGGGACAAGAGAGTTTGGAGAACAAGATGAGCAAGGAGAGGAGACTATGACTGAGGAAGAACTGAGGCGGTTGCGGGAGGAGATCCGGGCGGAGATGGAGGCGGAGCTGGCCGAGAAGGAGCAGACGATGGCGGAGCTCCGCGAGCAGGTCCGGGCAGAGGTGGAGGCAGAGCTGGCGGAGGCGGTGAAGCGCCGGGCGGAGCTGGCGGAGTTTGCGGCGGAGGTATGCGGCGACGAGGCGGAGTTCGGCCTGAGCGCGGATCCGGAGGAGGTGATCGATTTTCTGGCGGGGCTGCCGGAGGAGCAGGTCGAGGCAGCGCAGACGATGCTGAAAAGCAAGGTAGTGGATTTCAGCGAGCGCGGGTCGAGCCGGGACGGACGGGGCGGGAAGAAGGAGCTGGAGGAGCCATATGCGGACCAGTTACGGATGTGGCTGGACTCGGGGATGGACATGGGGGAGTGGTTCAAGGTCAACGCCGACATCGTGGGTGGGATGGAGGAGTACGATCTGTCCGAGTTTGAGGAGGGTGATTAACGATGGCTATGACAGAGGATAGGGCACTGAGGTTTTTGGGAGAGCCGACGAGCATCCGATGTGTGTTGGACAATTCGTCCGCGTATACGATCTACAAGGGCGAGGCGGGCGTGTTGGATCAGACGGGAGATACCAGCTATCCAATCGCGCAGAAGGAAATCACGGTGGCGGCGGCTGACATCTGCATCGGGATCGCGGCAGAGCAGTGCGAGGTGAAGACCAGCGACCGTGAGAAGGACAACGTGATCGAGTTTTACACGTGGCCGAGCATCGTGGGATTCAAGAGCACGGTCTTTGATCTGACAGACCTGGAGGCGACAGTGTACCAGGATGGGGATGGGCTGCTGACGGCGACAGCGGCGGACAATCCGGAGATCGGGACGGTGTTCTGGGTCGAGAACGGCTGGGTGTACGTGAAACTGTCGACGCCGACGATCTGCACGGGCGCATAGTGCAGAGCATAGCAGGATGAGGAGGATATAGGGATGATCGGAGGAAATGTACCAAAGCATCTGGTTTCGGGTGCGAGGACGGGCTTTTTGACCGCGGTGAGCGAGGTTTCGATGCCGTGGCAACGGGTGGCGATGACGTTCAACATGACGGAGCGGAGCCACGACCTGGTGGACCTGGGAGCGGCACCGATGCCGGTGGAGGACAAGGGCGGGCCGCAGCTCCAGGACTGGATCGAGAAGACGATTGAGGTGACGAGCACACCGTGGGAGATCACGGTATGGATCAGCCGATACGCGATGGATGACGATCAGACCGGGCAGCTGGAGAGCAAGGTGCGGGGCGCCGGGATGAACTTCCAGAAGCATCTGAATAAGCGCGTGTTCACGGTGTTGAACGGCGGCGATGGGTCGACATATGGCGAGTGCTACGACGGGAGCGATTTCTTCGACGACGACCATAGCGACGAGGGAGCGGAGTACACGACGAGCCAGGACAACGAGAACGCGCTCACTCTGTCGCTGGACAACTTCGAGACGGTGTACGTAGCGAGCCAGGGATTCAAGGATGACCGCGGGGAGTACGTGGGCTACAATCATGATCTGCTGGTGTGTCATCCGACGAACGAGCGGATCGCGGCGAACATCACGGGGAACGAGTGGAGCTATGACGGCGGGAACCGCGAGCGGAATCCGTACGAGGGCAAGTTTGGATACATCACCTCGCCGCATCTGGACACGACGGCGTGGTATCTGGTCGCATCGAGCGAGAGCGTCAAGCCGCTGGTCGTGGCGATGCGGCAACAGCCGAAACTGCTGGCGAGCTGGTACGATCCGGAGCAGCCGCAGGGCGGCCGGTATTACTTCAAGTGGGGCGCCAGGTACCGGGTGTACTACGGGTACTGGCCGCTGGCGATTCAGGGGAATACGTAGACGACTACCACGGATGTGAGAAATACACGATGAAGATCTTCGCGTACTGCACGGAGGCGGCGCGGGAGGCGGTGGCGGCGGCCACGGGTGTGGAGCCGGTGACGTCGCCACCGATGACGGCGGACGGGTTCGACGTGCAGTGGATGGCGCGGCACGATGTGGTGTATTTCCGGTTGCATAGGATACGCGAGCGGGGTGGGTGGTATGGGGAGGGGGTCCTGGGGCCGGAGAATCACGTCGTGCGGCGCCCGCTGGCGCTGGTGAGGGCGCAGCTGCGGGGCGCGGACCTGGGCGGGGCGGTTTGCGTGGTAGCGAACTGTTTCGGCGGGGACGGGGATCCGATGGTGACGGCGCTATACAAGGCCGGGGCGAGCGTGGTGATCGCGGGGCCGGGTGAGAATCTGGCGCTGGGCGAGCGGGTGGTGGGGACGGATCTGCTGGTGCAATGGGTGATCCGGGGAATGCGGTGGGGGATGCGGGCTCGGCGGGCGCTGGACGTGGCGCGGGTGCGGTTGGCGCTGACAGCGTGGCGGCGGTCGGATCGGGACGCGATGGGTTTCAGGGTGGCGCCCGACGAGTCGGGGCGGCCGATGGTGTAGGACTACCGCGGATGGAAGAAATGCACGATGGGGTGCAAGAAAACCTCGCAGAAACGGGCGAAAAATAGGCGATCGCGGCCTGGCCAGGGCTTTGCCAGGCGTTTGATGGCAATGAAGATTGAAAGGGGGACAAAAGGATGAATAAGCAGGGATGGATCAATGCAGGGCTGGCGGCGCTGGCGGCGGTGGCGCTGGTGGTGGGGGTGCTGGGGTATCTGGAGGCCTCCGCGGAATATCAGGTGATGAGCGCGAGTGGATATCTGTTCTCGTTGGAGGACGGTACGGGGACGGTACGGTTCTCGGTCTCGGACGCGGGCGCGATCGACGGGCTGGGCGCGATCGACGCGGACGGGGCGGCGACGCTGAACAGCACGCTGGACGTGGATGGGGCGACGACGTTGAACAGCACGTTGGACGTGGATGGGAATGTGTCCAGCGGGACGGGGGCGGTGACGGTGACGGATGCATTGACAGTGTCCGGGCCGATTACGCTGGCCAGCAACGTGAACGCACTAAGCACGGTGGATTTCGACAGCACGCTGAATGTGGATGGGGCCGCGACGGTGGACAGCCTGGATGTGGACAATGGAAATATCACGCTGCAGAACGATGAGCAGATCGACAATTCAACGGATACGGTGGTCGAGCTGACGGGTTTTGTGGCGCTGGACGTGGCGACGACGCTGAATATCACGACCGGGGACACGATCACGCCAACGGCCAGTTACCAGCCGCTGATGGTGGACGGATCCGGTGCGGCGGCGACGACGGACAGCAGCACGGCGATCGCGGACGGGGCGAAGGCGGGGCAGTTGCTGGTGCTGGTGAACCGTGACGATGAGGATGTGGTGATCAAGAACGGCGCGAACACGCTGCTGAGCGGCGATATCACGCTCACGGCGAGCGTGAGCGATACGCTGATGCTGGCGTGGGATGGGGAGGACTGGGTCGGGTTGTCGATGAGTGACAATTGAGGCAATGCGGCGTGATGCGGAATTGGGAGGTGGGTGATGAGCAAGCTGGTGCGGGTGCGGGTGGTGGAGGATTTCCGGTGGCCCGTGGCGCGGGTGGCGGGTCGGGAGTTCACGAAGGCGGGCGAGGTGGTGACGGAGTCGCTGCTGGATGATGAGATGCGGGGCTCGGGTTTGCTGGTGATCGAGGAGATTGAGGAAAAGCCGAAAGCCAAAGCTACAAAATCCAAAGCCGAAAAGGAGGAGCCGAAGGATGAGGAAGGGGATTAACGGGTGGACGGTGGCGGCGGCGGTGCTGGCTGGGCTGGCGCTGGTGGTGGGGGTGCTGGGGTATCTGGAGGGTTCGACGGAGTACCAGGTGATGGGTGGGGCCAGCGTCGGGACGCTGCATACGTATCGGGTGGTGGTGACGAGCGCGGGAGATCCGGGGGACGCGGAGGGGACGGGGTATAGCGTGCGGGCGGTGAACGGGGAGGTGCGGGCGCTGCGGGTGGATTACGGGAGTGGGATCTCGGCGACGACGGACATCGACATCATTGGAGAGAGCGACGAGTATCATCCGCAGGTGACGTTGTACGAGAAGGATGATTCGGTCTCCGATACCTGGGTGTATCCGGTGGTGCAGCGGACGACGACGACGGGGACGGCGGTGAGCGGGGAGTACGGGTATCCGCTGGTGAGTGGGCGGTTGCAGGTGGATGTGGTGAGCAGCACGGCGCGGACCGGGGTGGTGACGGTGACGGCGTACGTGGTGGAGTGAATGCGCAAGGACTACCACGGATGGGAGAAATACACGATGGGATACAAGAAGGTCCTGCAAGAACTGGCGAGATCTCCATAGGAGGTGGATAGTGAAAGTGCGGGGCAGCGTGCCGAGTTTTGAGTTTGAGGTGGATGTTTCGGCGCTGGAGGCGAAAATCTCTGAGTCGGCGTCCGGGGTGCTGGCTGGGGTGGAGGCATTACGCGTGGAGGTCGAGCTGTTGAATGCCGAGATTCTGGAGTTAATCGGCGGGCCACCGCTGGCGCCACCGCGGATCTGGGATGGGATGCGGGGGGTGCGCGGGCAGTGTTCGAGCGTGGCGACGACGCTGCGGACGGAGGCGACGCTGGACGCGCTGGAGGAGGTGGGTGCGACGGATTGGTATGTGCCGAATTGGTGGCAAGAGTCGTACTTTCCGCCGTCGGAGAGCGTGCGGGGATTTGATTCCCTGGGCTATGCAGTGGAGGCGGCGCACGAGCGAGGGATCCGGGTGCACGCGCTGTTTGTGTGCGCGTATACGTTTAACCTGGAGGGGTGGGACGCGGGGGTCACGCTGGGGATCCCGGAGGCGTGGCTGGATTTCACGAGTGCGGGCGCGCGGGAGCATCTGGCTGATGTAGTCCAGGAGACGGTGGAGCTGTACCAGGTGGATGGTGTTTTGTATGACTATATCCGCTGGGCGGGACGGTGGGCGGGAGATTACGGGCTGGGGTGCGAGCCGGTGACGGAGGCGGTGGCGGGGATGACGGCGCGGGTACGGGCATGTGATCCGACGCTGCCGATCGGGTGCAGTCCGTTCGCGGATTTCAGGTACGCGCGGGAGTCGTGCGGGCAAGACGCAGGCCTGTGGCTGAACGAGGGCCTGGTGGACTACGCGACGCCGATGGCGTATCCACCAGAGGGCAAGAATTACATCCCGTACTGGATCACTCGCTGGAATGAGACGGGGCAATGGCCTGGGCGGATTCTGCCGCGGGTGTCGAGCCATTGGCTGGATACGGACGCGATGAAGCCGGTCTCACGGATCGTGGCGGAGATCGCGGAGTTCCTGGAGGCGGGGGCGGTGGGGATGACGCTGTGGGACGATATCCGGGTGCGGGAGAACGCGGAGCTGCAGCGGGCGCTGGCGGAGGGAGGGTGGTAAATGGCTGGCGGTGATACGCTGATCGTTTTCACGGCGCTGCATAATGAGCCGCCGAGTTCGAATCCGGCGACGTTCGATGTGCGAAATGAACATCCGGTGCTGGATTTCGATGCCAGTACAAATGAGAGCGCCGTATTTTCTGGAGTGATGCCGCAGCATTACGATGGCGGTGGTGTCACTGTCTACATTCATTATGCAATGACTAGTGCCACGTCAAATACGGTGGATTGGGATGTGTCCTGGGAAAGGATTGGAGATCAGCAGCAGGATATTGATTCGGATTCGTTCGCAGCCGTCAATAGCGTCGACAATACGACAGTTCCCGGGACGGCGGGAAATGTGGACGTGGTGAGTGTGGCATTTACGGATGGGGCAGATATGGACAGCGTGGCAGCCGGGGAGGGGTTCCGGTTGAAAATCACGCGCGATGCGAGCAGCGACGATGCGGCCGGGGATGCGGAGTTGCTGTTTGTCGAGCTGAGGGAGACGTCGTCCTAGTGGCCAGGCTATTCGATGGCGGGTCGAGCGAATATCTGGAGATTGACAGCGCGCCGATCTCCGGAGAGCCGTTCTCGTTTATGTGCTGGTTTCAGTCATCGACGACAGGTGCCACGCAGGCGCTGATGAGCATCGGTGATAAGGATGTCACATACCAGTACTTCGCATTGCGGGCCGAGGGAGCCGTGGCCGGGGATTACATCGCGGCCATGTCGTGGGACGGGAATCAGACGCGGAAGGCGCAAACAGCGGCGGGCTATACGGCGAACACCTGGTATCACGCGGCGGGCGTGTGGGCGGCGAACAATGACCGCCGGGCATATCTAAACGGCGGGAGCAAAGGAACAAATTCAGATACAGCCTTTGTCACGAATACGCTCGATAGATTCTCGATCGGTCGGACGGCCGATTCGACACCAGCGTTTTACGTCTACGGCCAGGTGGCTGAGGCGGCGATATATAACGCGGCGCTATCGGACGCGGAGGTGGCGGCGGCGGCGGCGGGCAAGAGCCCGCTGTTAATCAGACCGGAAAACCTGGTGGCTTACTATAGACTGATCCGGGATGAGGACCAGGATATCGTGGGTGGATACGATCTGACGGCGTACAACACACCTTCGATCGCGGCGCATCCGCCAGTGTTTGGCTATGCGCCGGTGTTTGTACCTGCTGTGGTATCGGCCCAACAAGTAGAGGCCGCGTTCACGTTGGCGGCGGATTTGACGGTCTCGGGTGCTGGTGGTGGGGCTGGATCTGGCGCGGCGACATTGGCAGCGCAGGCGGCGGTGTCAGGTACTGGTGGTGGGGCTGGATCTGGGGCGGTGAGCTTGGCGGTCCAGGAGGCGATTTCTGAGGCGGGCGCGGCGGCTACGCTGGGAGCGCGAACGCTGGCGGTGCAGGCGGCAATCGCGGAGGCAGGGTCCGGGGCTGGATCTGGGGCGGTGAGTCTGGCTGTGCAGGAGGCGCTTTCTGAGGCGGGCGCGGCGGCAACGCTGGCCGCGCGGGCGTTGGCGGTGCAGCAGGCGATCGCAGAGGCGGGAACTGGGGCCGGGGCCGGGGCGGCAAGCCTGGCGGTGCAGCAGGGGGTATCTGATGCGGCGGCAGCGACGGGATTGGCCACGGCGGCACTGGCGGCGCAGGCGGCGATTTCGGGCACGGGGGCCGGGGCCGGGGCAGGGG